TCCAAGAAAAATTACTTCACCTGATATTAGTTGCAGGCCTGGTCCTGAGGATCCGTCGGAAAATTGTGTATAGGTCGCTGAGAAATTAATCAGACAGCCAAATTTCTTATAGCTGGTTTTTGAAAATGTTTCATACAGAGAAACTTTTATTATGGAAGCTATCAGCATCTTTTGGATATTTTCAGGAGCTTCAGGGAGCAAAATTTCACATTGGGGTATGTCTCGGTATTGTTTCTTTTCAGTGGATTTTTTAACTTCCAGCATCGAAAGCAATTTCTTGATTTTTTTTAGTTTTTTACTTATTTCAGCCTCCTGTAAGTTTGCCTGGTGTAAGTGTGGGAAATATTTGTTCCTTACTGAATGGCAATCTGGAAGTTTTTCTTGTATTTCGTCCCAGGAAAATAGGATTACATTTATTCCATGACTGATGCTCGCATTGAAACAAGCCTTTTGCAGCGTAATGTCTTTCTTTATTGTTGTCGCAAAAAAGAGCTTTTCGATTGGAAATGGAAAATTTTTGACTTGTTCTAAAGTTTCTGATAGATCGTTTAGAAGTTCTTTCAGTATCAATTTTTTATTTCTATTTAAATCTTTTTTTTTGGCCTGTATTCCAGTTCTTAAAATAGGACTGTAAATATCTATTCCATGCTGTAGATTACCTTTTGAACCATACTCTTCAAATGTTTCAGTCGCATATATAACATTAAACAAATCTTTGAGAAAAGCTTGGAATCTGTATTCATCCCCTAAAGGTTCATATTGGAAATTCATTTTTATTTTTGGTTTAATATTATTGTCTTACGTGTTTTCTAAAAGATCGGACAATTTCAAAAATCCCGATACCTAAAAATATCCTTGATGCAAAATCAAATAAAGCTGTCCATCCTCCAAGCGGACTTACGTCGGACATAAAATCTATCCTATGTAAAGGATTAATGAACTCGAAAAAGAAAGGCAGTATTGCCTCACAAAAATAAACAGCGCCATTTCCGCTTAAATCAACATTTATTTCTTTAAGGCTTTCAGTAAATAAGCCAAAGAAAAGGAAGGTTATAAGCAAAGTAACTAAACATGCCCTTATCCAGTCAGTACCATGGCTGCTAAAGATCCTGGAAGCTGTAATGGCTATTCTAGATCCTAAATCACCATCGCCTGCCTTAGAGGCATTTTTTAAATATTCATAAAGATATTTTTGGGAAATTTTGTAATAGAAGGCTTTATCTTTGGTATTGTTCTGCCTGACTGCCGCTGTGTATAAATCATTGTAAACATTATAATAGTTTAAATAATCATCCAGAGATTTAACATCCGGTATTTTCGTATGCAGCAGTTTTACCGCTGAAAGATCTGAATTTTTAATTTCTATCTTATAGCTTTCGAACAGCAGTGATTTAAGTTCGAGAATTCCCGGCGAGGAATTATGAACGCTGAACTGAACCTCTATTGTTTCTAAATAAGCCAGAAATTCATTGGAATGATTCTGTTCCATGAATCTGCGGAATCCAAAAAGAGGGTAGTTGCCCGTAAGTATTTCAAGAGAACCCATATTTAATGATAATTGTGAAAGGAAAGTGAATTCCCGTACATCCGGCAATGCAGATTTTCGATATTTTTCAATAAAGGGAGCAAGAGGTTTTTCGATAAAGCCTTCAGCTCCAGCTGGCTCTATATTCGAAAAGTAAATTTTACCGCCGTTGTTCAATTCGTAAATCGCTATCTTTTTATTTTTTATTCGGGTAAAATCCAGTCTGGAGGCAGTGTTTAAATATCCTGTTAAATTGATAATGTTGATGACACAGGTTTTAGCAAAAGTTGTGATGCCGGACTGCGAAATCACAGAGAGCGTATGAATAAGCAAAAACATGCCGGTAAATGAAAAACTCGTTTTTTCATCCATGGGTCTTATATCCAGAAGCAAGATTTTTCCGCCTTCGATCATTATTCCGTTCCGGGCTTCAATTCTGTGAAATATAAGATATTGTAAAATGCAGTTTTGAATTATAAAAGCCTTTTCAAACTGGCAGTTTTCCAGGTTGAAAGTATTTGCTTCAATGAATATGATCCTGAAATCTTTTGAGAATGTGCATTGCTTAAATTCTATGGAATCTTCGCAGTGGGTATTGTCGATAACGACATCTTCAAAAGTACAGTTTAGGAATGTTATAGTTTCCTTTATGTTCCTGCTGCGGATAACCAGTATTCCAGTTATATTTTTATGAGCAATCAATTTCGTGCCATATGCTGAAACCGAGGATATCTTCTTCGTATCAGCAAGTAAATCTAAAATTTCTGAAGCGCTAATATTGTCCAAGGAGCTCATTTATTTTATGGTATTTAAAGATATAAAATGAATTGAAATATGGAGTATGTTAGGTTTTGTAATTATCAAGATTGAATAGAGCTTTTATAAAAATGTCATTGAATTCTCTGGTAATGTACAAATTAATAAGCTAACATTTTTTTAATGATTGCTTCTGGGTAGTTTATTGAGCTTATCGTTCCATAGTTTATGATCTGATGCAGGCACAGCCATCTTTAAAAGAATTTGAGGACGCGATAAAGCAACATATACTATTCGAAGTTCTTCCAGATCTTTAGGGGTTAAAATCGTAGGATCGGATTTCAAAAGAGTATCATAATTTTTACCGGCTCTTTTGCCAAGCAGCAATAAAACTGCTTGAAAAGTTTTTCCTTTTACTGAGTGCACGGTTCCAAAATAGAATGGATGCAGTTTCTCGCTGTTTAAATCTTCCCCGAAATAATCATCGATAGAAACATTACCAAACTGAAGTTCAATTTGAAATTCGAGATTTATTGAAGATTTCTTAAATCCTGCATTTGCTTCATTTACCCAGGAAGTAATAGTTTTATCTTTAGTTAAGGGAAGAGAGTTTATGAAATTAAAAACCTCATTTCTATGATTTTTGATTCCATGTACAGATATCCGATCTGCTAAGAACTGTGAGCTGCAATAAAACCGGTCTTCTAAGGGACGCTGTAGTGCTTCAAAATATCCCTTTTCCATCAGTTTGTATCCTTTGCTGAATAATCCATTCTCATACATATGTTTACCTTTGAGAATGTTTCTGACATGATAATGGTTTGCAAACCATGGTATAGTTTTAAAATCATGGATATCTGAACTAAGGCCCAAATATTTTGAACTGGCAGTGCCTCTATATAAGACAGCAGTATTTTCCTTATCTATTGGAATATTATTTGCTGAGCACTCTTTGAGGAAATCTTCTAAGATTTCATTGAAGCTTTCCGTACTTTCTTTCAACGTTATTATAGTAGTATCTTTTAAGGTAGCTTTCTTAGGTAAAATGTAACTATCGATAGAAGGTTCCAGAACGGATTCTTTGACTTTTTCGTTGACTGCCTTTATTTCTGAGAAAGAAGACAGATTCTTAATGAAATTGCAGATAAGCTGTGAACTTCTTCGGTTTTCATCCAAAAGTATTTTGTCCCATAAATCATATTTTATATCAAACAATTCAGGACGTGCATCATTCCATTCAAATATTGACTGGTCTCTGTCCCCGACAAGCATAATATTATCAGCCCCTTTCTCATTTAATATATCTATTATTTGCATGTGCACGTCATTGGTATCCTGGCATTCATCAATTAAAAAATGCGAAAATTTGTTAGCGAGATTCTCGGCAATTAAAGGATATTTTTGAAGGACTTTTAAAGAAATGTAATTAGCGTCGGACTGATTGGCATATCCTTTTTTAAACAATGCTTTTTTAGATCTTATAATTGCCAGAATATTTCCATTTACCTGTCCATTATTATTATGATACTTCCAGATAAAGTTAAAAGCCTGATAAGGCGCAATAGCAGTAAGCTGATCATTAGAGTCAAAAGTGGTCTTGTCAAAAAACTGGTCATAATCTCTGTCGTGCCTTTTTATACTCCACGCACCATGAGGCTCACCAACTAATTCAGGTCGTGAATCACAGCCCATAATTAGGTGTCCGAAGGGAAGGAATATAAAAGTATTTATAAAACTGTCTATGGTGCCAAAAAAGTGAGGATGTTTTAAGGGGACGTGTGTGAAGAAAACTTTGGAAAGCTTATCTTCAACTTCCTGGCAGGCAATATTGGTAAATGAGATTACGCAAAGACCTTTTTTTTCTGAACTTTGCTCTCTCAATAATCGCGATATTCTGGCTGCCAGCGAGAAAGTTTTTCCGCTTCCAGGACATGCTTTAACAACTACTGTTCCTTTATTGTAATCCAGTATCTTCTTCTGTCCCTTAGATAAAGTGCTGTACATAACTATATCTTTTTATCAATTACCCATCTGATGGCGTTTTGAAGATAAACTGGAATAACAAAATTCTTTCGGAAATCGGGAATTTCGTCAAAAGCGTATGAGAGAAACTCGGCTAGCTCAGATTTATCTTTATTTGATTTCAGTTTTTTTAATATATCAGCAGCAAGTAAGAATTTATCTGCTTTCGGATCTACATAACCTGCCGAATGCATTTTATTATAAAGTGATCCTATAATATTGGCATTTATGTCAGAAGCCGTTATCAGCTCGTATTCAAACGTATGTTCTGCCAGTTCAACGTGAAGATTTTCAGAAGCTAAATTTTGTGCTTTAGTTGCACGGTCGGAAAACTTGTTGAATCTGGCAGCTAATATTTTTTTTATAAAAATCTCTTTATCTTCGTACCCTGCAATTTTTATTGGGCTGGCTGGATTAAAATCCTTGATCCTATTATTTTCGTCTATTACTTTTAAGTTTTTCAGCTCTTTGAATATATCTGTCGCCTTGGCCTTTGTTATATTTTCAGTTTTACTGATAAAATTTCCGGCCTTTATTATGCTTCTGTCGTCATCAGTTATAATAGTGCAGAAAGTGGATAATCTCTTTTTTTCATCTGAACTGTTAAAAAGATTTGCGAAAGGTTCAAAAGCAACACCGTTTATATTTACAATTTCAATTCCGTTTTTATCCAGATCATAGTCAGACCCCATCATTATTGCGAAAGTTGGAAGCAGAAGAGCTTCTGATATCCCTTCTACAAGAATACAGCCGCTGGCAAAGAATAACTGGGATTTGGTAACATCTAAAAATTTTCTGAGATATGATTTATTTTTTGGTGAGAGAGCTGATTTTTTAGTTGTAAATAATGCTGTATTGTTTTCTTCATTTTTTTGAAGTATCAATAAATTGTCTAGGTCAGATTTGGCTGTGATAGTTGGGGAATGTGATGTGATAAAAATCTGTACCCCAAGATCCTGAAGCGTGTTCAGATAATTAAAAAAAGTATTTTGTCTCTGAGGATGCAGGTGTGCTTCAGGCTCTTCTATAAGCAGTGCATAATAATGTTCTATTTTTTGATCTCTTCTGCTTTTAAGATCGCCTAGTACAGCTGATGATAGAATAATGTTATTATCACCCAGACCATTCTGGCTGATATCAAAGTATTTCTGAAGATGAATGTCTTTTCCCAGAACGGTATCTGAATAGACAGGTTTTCGCGTAAGAAACCCTTTTACAATGTTATCATACTTATATTCTAAAAGCTTCAAATGTACTTTTGAGCTTTTTTTCTTAATATCAGCTTTATCCAGATGCTCGTTTATGAACTGCTGTCCGGTACTAATCAGACCAGTCCAGTCCTCGTTTTTAAGAACCGCTTCAAGAGCCTGCGAAAGCTCATTTTTTTTATCAGAAGTAAGAGGGATATTTTTTGCACCATGTGGATCAGGTATTTCATAAGATGTCATATCTCTGAATAGGGAAGTTATCTTATTGTTTACTGCATAGGGACGAAGCTCCTGTTCTGCATTTCGCAATGGTTCCAGATATGAATAATATATTTGCTGTAGCTCAGAGATCTCAACTACAGCATTCGATCCTCCTGTTGCTTTCCATTTTAATTTGTCGTTACCTGCCGCATCTTTTTCAATTTCATATCGAAAATGGAGCCTTAAATTGATATTGCTAGCTTTTTTAGGATCCTGCCATAGGAGTGAATGAAAGATATTCCGGTCCTCAGCATCTTCTACCTTAAATTCCATAAGGAATTCAATAGGTTCCACAACATCGGAAATTATACTTTTGTCTATATAAAAATCTTCCGGATTTTTTATACCAATGTCTCGCCATTGTCTGCCCAAACTAAGACAAATGCGCAAAGCATCCATAATAGTGCTTTTACCTGCATTATTTTCCCCTATTATAATATTTACCCCTTTATTAAAATCAACCACTAAATGCTCAATAGATCTGAATTTAGTAATTGTAAGTCTTTCAATGTACATGGTTAGCTGGTTAGTTTTTAGGCTTTAAATATATTAATTATTGTTTTTAAATAATTACGGTTTTCCGTAACCATAATTTAAATTGCATTTTTTCTTTTAGTGTAAGATTATTATAAGCCTGTCTTCATTCGAAACGACTAAAAAGGGCAGCCAAGATAGCGCCAGCCGTCTGCTGCATGCGCATAACGGACTCCAGTTACCTTTCGTCCGCCCTTCGGGACTTATAGCACTCCGCATCCTTTAACTGCCGCTTGATTCTTGCTTTGGTTAGTTAGTTAGTTAGTTAGTTAGTTAGTTAGTTAGTTAGTTAGTTAGTTAGTTAGTTAGTTAGTTAGTTAGTTAGTTAGTTTTATTTTGATTTTGATTTTGATTTTGGCCGGTAAAGGGGAGGTTGGCTGGAGTGATCAGTTGATTTGAATGAGCGGATTACTTTAAGGTTCTTTATTAAATAATTTTATAAGAGAGATGGACAGAGGAGCTGTTTGAAAATATTTTGGTTCGAGTCCTGTTCCTGCTACTAGGAAGTGCTTCGTACAAATTTTGAGCTTCTTAATTAAAAATGTGTTCTTTTAAACTAAAAAACGCTATAAAAGTGGATTTTGAATTTTTTCTAGTAGCGGGAACAGGACTCGAACCATTTTACAGATGATTTAAAGAAAATTAATTTCATTTGAAATAAAAGTTTAACGATTATTAAATTTGTACATTTTTCAATTTATATTTAATTTGGAAAAATTCGAACCTTCAGTCCTCTGTTTAAAAGAGAGAAACATTTTGTTATTTTACTTATCTTTTGGCAAGACTTTACAAATAAACATTCTAAAAAAGTTGTAAATTAACTTGTAATATTAAGATGGTTTCTGATAAAATTTATTTAAAATTTTATTTTAATTCCTTTGACAAATTTTTCAGGACTTGATCAAATTTTCTAGTAAATTTTTCATAATCATCACTTATTATTTCTTTATGGTTATCCTTGCCATTAATAATTAAAATCATTGTATCAAAAAGGTCTTTAAATTTATCTGAACTTGTAAGAAGATCTATATACTCAGTTGAATAAAAATCATATTCATATAAATGCCCATACCTTTGGCGAAAAGTACCTAAATAAACAGTAATTTCTATTAGAGAATGCCTGTACTCTTTTAACTTCGAAACATCATGTTCATCACTCAATTTTTTAGTTACCTTATTTTCATTTAAGACTGTACTAACATAAATTGTAATATGACCAATTTTGTCTAAATAAGAAGACAATTGATCAAAACTGTCTAATCTTCTAAGTAAAAAACTATTTTTCTTATTCTCTGCATTTGATTGCTTATTAATTGAACTGGTTAAAATTGCCAAGATTACCAAACTGCTCAGAGAAAGTATTGTATTAATTGTACCTCCTAAAAAATCTCCAAATGTTCCCCATACTAGCGGATCATCTGATAAAGCATGTCCAGAAAATTTAATTACATAACAAGTGATTGGAATTAAACAAATAAAGACTGATATAAAAATCAACAATGAAACTACCTTATTTTCTTTAAAAAAATCTTTCATTAAAATAAAATTAGATCCTTTTTTCTTCTTGAGCTTGGCTCATAGATAAAGCCAAGACTAAAACGGATATTACTATGTTTTTTATTGTCTAGTTTTTTTTCAAAATTATAACTAATAAAATATTAATCATTATGGTTTTACGTAATGAAGTTTAAAATTAGATAATAATATTTGTATTAGAATTATTTTATAATGGAAATATATAAATCTACGCAAAATAACTGCGCACTACGTAGATAGTTTTGGATCATAAATAATTAAAATAATTTTTCTACATTATCAAACAATTAATGTGAAATTGAAAATGAACAGAACATGTAATGTCTATTATAAATCCATAAATTTTTAAAATTAGAAAATGGCTTTTAATTAAACTCTTGCGATACTTTTAATAATGTAATAATTAAAATAACTTATGAATGAACTAGAACAATTTTATAAAAAACTAAATCAAAGTAATTATGATAATCGCTCAAGTCACGAAATAAATTCTGAATTACTTAAAATTTCAACCATATTTGATGAAAAAGGGGATTATAAAAATCTGGAAATTTCAGAGTTAGAAAGACAAGCTTTTGCAATTACAAAATCTTTTGAAAAAATTGAAGATAAAGACAATGGAACTATCAGTGGTTTGAGTTGGAAAATGTCAGGAAATCAAACTTTTGAGGATGGTTCTACTGGACCATTTTATTGGCCGGACGTTAGAAAATTAAAATTTGAGGATTTTCAATATTTTGAAGAAAGATATGAATTTTGTGAAAATTTATATGCAAAAACAGAATTTGGTCTTTTAGTTTATTTTGGAACACAGACAGCATACTCTAAACATATTGATTTTAAAAAATCGCTTTTTAAAGAACTTTTCGATCTAAGTCAATATTATTTAACCAAAGCTAAAGACCCAAACAATAAGAATCACTACATATTAGAATATTTTTCAACTTTTAAAAAAGCATTTTTAATTGCTTCTACGGCTAAATTAAATGAAGAACTTGATCTAATAACAAAATCACTTTCGGAAACACATAATGAATGGAATATATCAATGGATGGTACACTTCGTGTGCTATTAGATTTATCTAACTTAACTTCTGGATATTTTAAAACTTTTAAGAATAAAATTAATTATGATAACATTTTAATTAAAAATAACCAAGGAGCTAAAGAAATAGAAAAAAATCATATTTGGGGAGCTATCTATATAACTGATGTTAATATCGAAATTGCTAAAAAAACTAACAAAGAGATTAGTAGCTTTTTAGAATACAAAGCTGAACTTTATCTAAAACTTTCTGATGATGCTGAGGAAGGTGGAAATATGGCATCTGTTACATTTACTGAAAATGCATTGAGAATTTATCAACAAGTAAAAAATAAGGTAAAAATAGCAGAGGTCGAAAAAAAATATTCTGATCAAAGAGGCAAATTTAAATTAGCTACAATTCGACAAGATTTCCCAAAAGAGCATACTGATGAGCTTTCTCAAAAAATTAAAGAAATTGTATCTGAAGTAAATGAAAATGATATTATTCGTTATCTCATAATTACACCTTGGTATAGTAAGAGCGAAAGTATAAAGTTAATGGCTGATGACTCAAAAAAGATGAATATTTTTATGTCAATGCTAAGCTCTTCAATTTTGGATAAATACGGAAATACTATTGATACTTTTAAAACTATAGGCCATTAAATAAAATGTACAATGGATACTAATACAAAAAAGGTCGAAAAAGCCAATAAAATCAAGACCTAAGGCCTAAAAAGTTTAAAAAAAGATATATTTTAAAATGTACAGATATGCACCATTAAGTATCGTTTATGTACCATTCTAAACGAATTTATTGTACCATTTAAGACACGAACTACCGTCTAGTCGGTAAATATACATTAAACCTTTATTTATAAGCCTTAAAGTCTCCATTTTATAAAAAAGCTTGCCAATAATGGCAGGCTTTTTTTTTACTTAAAAATCAAACTAAAGAAAAAAGATAGTTAGGTAAAAAATCATTAGATAGTCAAATAGATGGTCAAATAGATGGTCAAAATTTGATAAAATATTTGATTGAGTAATAATTGAAATAACACAAATAAGGAATTTTGTATTTAAAACAACTCTGAGTTAGGGGGTTTAAATACATAATAAAAAAACATAAACAATGTTCAAGTTGTTGAAAAATAGCAAATTAAACTGTTTTTAAGTTCTATTTGTATGTATAACGGTACTGCTTTGGTTTCTTTTGACATTTCCTAACACTTGGTACAGTCTTGTTACATCGTCAATATGCACATCAAATGGCTCATGTACTAATCGCCCGGAGCTCTCGTACTTTTCTTCATTCACAGAACAAGCCAACCAATTTTGTGGTATATCACTTTTTTGAAGGCGCTTAATAACCCTGTACTCTGTTGTTTCTATTAAATAATCCTGACCATAAACAACTAAACGTTTATTCATTACCTCTCTTAAAGCAGCAATACTTCCTGATTTATATTCAGGATACATACTATCTCCGTGAACGCGCATTGCCGCGGTTGCATCACGAAACCAATCACCGGCGTCAATCATTTCTGCTGGTTGCTGTGTTGCATCCATTATTGCGGTTTCTTGCATACCTGCCGTAACAACTCCATCATACAAGGGGATAAGTTTTTTGTCTTCACGATTAGTTAACGGATTAGAAGTGTTTTTAAGCATTGTACCTTTTAAATCTGTTATCCAAACTTTGTTTATATTTTCGTTTGCATTACATAATGTTTCAATAAACTTAGTTGAAAGCGGCACTTTTTCGTTTATTATTTGAGAAAAAGAAGACTTAGAATAGCCCAATTTTTTAGCTAAATCAGCATCGTTATCTGCAAATCCATCAAAAATAAGCCATTTACTTAACTTCCTAACTCGTTCAATTTTAGTCATTTACAATATTATTTTCTATTTAATGTAAATAAAGTTTATATTTTTATGGAAAAACATAAACTTTGTTTATATATTTGTAAAACAAAATACAGAATACAAGTTTCAAAACACGCTTTCAAAACATAGTATAAAACGCAAAGATATGAAAATAAGAATCGCTCCCGAGTTTAAAACTCAAATGGCAAAAGAATTTAATACAAGTAAGCAAAATGTAAAAACTGCACTTGACTATTACAACAACTCAGAGCTTGCAAAGAAGGTTCGCGCTCGTGCAAAAGAGTTGTTGTTGTCAGAAGCTAATAATGTAACTATATAAAATATAGAAAATCATCCTGAGTGGCACACTCCCGGTTTCGAGTACCGGGCGGGAACAAAAAAACACCATTTAAACACCGTTTAAAGTATGTACGAATATCATAAAAACACACTATCAATACCTGCTAAGCTTCTATATGAAGATTGGGGATTGATTACTTATAACAATTACCAAAATTTATGCAAACGTGGAAAGTTAGTACGTACCAAAGAAGGTCGAGGACCGGGTAACGAACCGTTCGTGAGTTTTCACGATTTGCCGGTTCACCAGGGCATTGATTTTAAAAAATTATGCATCGAAGGACTTGGAGAACCTAAAGAGGTTCTCGTTAGAAATAAGTTAGAAAACTATATTGTTCCAGACGTACAATCAATAAGATTTTTCGCGGAACACCGCAAGCCAAACGGCCGACCATTATCAGATGAAGACCAACGAGAAAAAGCCACAAGCGCAATGATTTTAAATGGTATTCGAATGCTGTTTAATGATCCTAAATTAAAAAGAAACGCTTTTGGAGCAAAAACAAGTAAGATTTGGGATGAAGTAAGCATTGCCGTAAATGGAATAAATACCAATAAATGGATTTTCTCACTACCCGGAAACCCTCGAAGACTAAAAGCAAAATATGAAGATTATTTAAAAAATGGTTACGAGGTTTTTCTGCATAAAGGCGAAGGACAAAAAAACGCTCAGATCATAAAAGAAGAAATCGCCGATTTTATCCTGGCTAAATATTGTCTACCGATAAAAATGTCTATTCCCGAAGTTTTGTATGCTTATGATGTTGAAGCCGAAAAACGTAACTGGAAAAGTTTGACTGAGGCAGCTATTTACAATTGGCTTTATCAACCGGAAAGAGAACGTATTTGGACACTAGCCCGCCACGGATTGTCAGCATATAATAAAAAATACAAACACACAATCACCAGAGATCGAAGCGATTGGTTCCCGAATGCTTATTGGGCGATTGACGGAACAAAACTTGACTGGATACACTATTGGGATGACAGCAGTAATAAAATGGGTGCGAAACTTAAAATAGATGTGATGTTTGATGTTTACAGCGAAAAAATAATCGGTTGGGATTTATCATTTACCGAAAGCCACATTGAACACTTCAAAGCAATCAAAATGGCAGTAAATGAGGCACAATGCAGGCCATATTATTTAACGTATGACCATCAGGGAGGGCATAAAATGGACAGGATGCAATCGTTATATGATTCTTTAATGGCTGTCGATGGTCAGGGAACACATCACCCAAATAAAGCCCGAAATCACTCAAATCCGTCAGAACAACTGTTTGCACGTTTTCAACAGCAAGTGATTACAAAATTTTGGTTTTCAGATGGTCAAGGTGTAACGGTAAAACGTGATGACAACAAAATGAATACTGATTTCATCCTCGAAAACAAAGCCAATCTTAAAACGGTTGAGGAATTGCAAAAGGCTTGGTTGGCAGCAGTAAATCTTTGGAACTGCAAACAGCATCCGCATTTTGAAATGAGCCGTAATGAAGTTTATCAACATGAAATGCCAATGAAAGAGCCTTTGACGCTTTGGGATATTATGGATAAGATGTGGATTGAAGAAACTAAACGATTAGTAACCTATAAAGGGTCTGGGATCAATGTAAATATATCAGGAGTAGATTACGAGTTTGAAGTTTACAACAGTAAAGGCGAAGTCGATAGTGATTTTAGATACAAAAACATCGGAAATAAATTCAAAGTGCGATATGATCCTGATTTCCTTGACGGATATGTCCAACTCTATATTAAAGATGAAAAAGACAATTATGTATGGATGGCCAATGCAGAACCGAAACGAAAACATCAAAATATACCTGCCTTAATGAAAGAAGGCGACAAAGAAAAATGGTTTTCCGATATGCAGGTACGAAAATTAGAACTTGAGCGAACACAACGTGAATTAAAAGCATTGGAAGATCGCACAGGTATTAACAGGCAAACATTAATAGAAGACACCGATTTACTCATTAAAATGGGCGGAAACATTACAAAAGTAGAGCAATTGATCACCGAAGCAATAGACAACCAATACGATTTTTAACTAAACCCAATCTCACAAATGACAACAGAACAAAAACATCAGATAGTAAAAGAAATAAAACACTTATGTGTTTTAACTTCTCAAAATAAAGTTGCTACTAAAGCAGGTGTATCATCGGCTACCATTAGCCAAATGATAAATGAAAACTGGAATTTAATTAAAGACGAAATGTGGCGCAAGGTCAAAGTGAAGCTTCGCATTGAGTTGGATTGGAAAACCGCTAAAACCACCAACTTAGAATATATCTACAGGCATGCTGAAAAGGCAAAAGAAAAATCGATCAGCTTCGCAATATCCTATGATGCTGGAGCAGGTAAAAGCCAAACTTATAAGTTAATCGCTAGCACATTGCCTAATGTAATCTATATCGAATGTAAAACTTTCTGGAAGTCAAAAAGCTACGCTAAAGCTTTGGTTACGGCGTGTGGTTTAGATGATTTTGGGACTACCGAAGATTTAGTAGAACGCTTTATAGATCATTTAAGCGGATTGGATAAACCATTAGTGATCATTGACCAGATGGACAAGTTAAAAGATGGATCAATGGATTTCTTTATAGACTTCTATAATGATTTAGTAGGCCATTGTGGTTTTCTACTCTCAGGAGTTCCAGCACTGGAAAAGAGAATAAAAAGAGGCGTAAAAGCCGATCGCTCCGGGTATTTCGAGTTATGGTCAAGAATCGGAAGAAAATTTCTAAAACTTAAACCTCTAACACTAACAGACGTAACGGCTATCTGTGTTGAAAACGGATTAACTGATACTGAAAGAATCGAAACTGTTTTTTGCAATTGCGAAGGTGATTTAAGACGCGTGAAACAAGATGTTGAAAGCTATTTTCTAAATCAAAAAAAGGTGGCGTAAAATGATAAAAGTTCCCAGAGCATACAGCTACGAAGACATTGAAAGAATAAAATTTAAAACCATTAAAGTAGATAATGAATGGCAGCAACATCTAGGCGAACCGCAATTAGGCAATAGTCATTGGCTTGTTTATGGGGGATCAGGGCAAGGTAAAACAACTTATGTATTACAAATTGTAAAGCAAATATGCCTGAATTCGCAAAAAGCTCATTACAACACATTAGAAGAGGGATTAAAGAAAGGTTTTCAAATGGCACTTAAACGAAGTAATATGAAAGGCGTGTCTGGATTCAATTATCACAATGAAAATCTTACTCAGTTAACAGCACGTTTAAGCCGTCAACGTCAACCAAAAATAGTTGTGATTGATTCTGTTCAATATTTTTTTAGAAAGATGCGAACAGAACATTATTTCGATTTTATCAGCAAGTTTCAAGACACAACATTCATTTGGATTAGTGGCGCAGATGGTGAAAGCCCAAAAGGACAGATAGCCAATGATATTTATTACGATGCTGATATTGTAATTAAAGTGAAAAATTACCAAGCAGTAGTTGAGAAAAATCGATTTGAAGCTTATGAACCAAGAATAATTTGGCAACAAGGATACAACGAAAAGCATTTTAAACTATTAGAACAAGGATAATATGAAAACACAAATTACAAAAGAATCCGCAGAAGATTATTTAATGAGCCATTTAGAAATATGCGAAACCAAAGAAGACTTTATTCTCGCATTTTGGTTCTATTGGGTTGAAAGCGTTACTTCCAATTCAGTCGAGTTTTTAAAAGTATTTGCATGTGCACCAGTCAATAAGTGGTTTATGCAGGAACTAAAAAAGAAGGAAAGCGACTTTAGATACTTTATCTCACATTATCCTGATACAAAAGGAAATGACAAAGATTGGCTCTACTGCAAATGTATAAGCAAATTGATGTCACGATTTCCCAAAGCGTTACTCGACGAAGCAAAAAAGCGAGATGAAAAGCTACCACTTACAAGAGTTCACGGCATCAGAACTTCAATATCAATTGCAAAATTAAACTAGCCAGATTTAACTTATGACTAAAACCCAAACATTACAGAGATTAGAGTTACTGTACCTGGTTTTGCAATTCTGCACTACAGAACAGGAAAAAGGAAAAAGGCCAGTATTTACAACCGGAGAACGAATTGCGATAAACCAAGAGCGCGGGTCCAAATATGAGTACTTAAGTTTTTTAGCTGGTGAAATATCAGAGAATCAAATGAGAACTACAGAAGTTTCAGTCTCCTTAGATCAACAAATTGAAAAATGTTTAAAAAACATTATTGATCAGGAATGGAAAGGTTATCCTCAAAGCAACTTTTTAGAACATTTAAAAATAAACTAATTATAAAAAATACAATTATGAATACAACAACTCCAATAGAAACAATTGATTTAACAAAATTCTCAGCTAAACAATTAAAAGAAGCCTTAGATAAAGTAGATTCAAAAAAAGCCAATGACCGACAAGCTTATAAAGAACTTGTAGAGCAGGCAGTCCCAAAAGCAATTTATACGCTTTGCGCAGCTTCTGAAATGATTTCAAACGCTAAAACACAAGCGTTCCAATTATTTGAAGATATTTTAAAGCTAAAAGCAGATACGTTCGGAATCAAAGAAAAACAGCAGTCACACACATTTTCATGCAAGGGCGCTGAAATAACAATCGGTTACAGAGTTACTGACGGATGGGATGACACAGTGAGTGCCGGCATCGCCAAAGTTGAGAAATATATTAGTTCCCTGGCTACAAATGAATCCACAGCTGCGCTTGTTGACATTGTTTTTAATCTCCTAAAGAAGGATGCAAAAGGAAATCTGAAAGGAAGTAGAGTTTTAGAACTACAAAAATTAACCAAGAAGATTGATGATGTAGAATTTACCGACGGTGTAAACATCATTTCAGAATCTTATAAGCCGATTCGCTCGGTTTGGTATATCGAAGCTTCTTTGATAGCTGAGGACGGTACAAGGACAACTATACCACTTTCTGCCAGTTCAGTTGATTTTTCAAAAGGTTACAAATTCGAGTTTTACAATGAACCAGTCGAATCTTAGTACGATCATAGTATTGGCCATAGCGCTATATATGACAAACCGTAAACCAATAGCCACTTTTAATGAGTGGCTTAAATTCAGAATAAGAACAATCTATAAACAGTGGAAAAATGAGCGTAGAAATAATTCCAATAACAGATCACGAACAATACGAAGTTAATGGTCATATGGTCTATAAAGACCATCTAAATAACTGGTCATGCAAACAGGATTTGTCAAACAAAGAACTTCAAGCTTTTAAAAAATATGAAGAGGTAGTTATAAAAAATCCTAGAATAAAAAAACACTTCAAATCAATATACAAATCATAAAGAATATGAAAAATTTCAACAAGATAAAAGCATTTGACGAATTAATGAAAACCATTAAAGTGGCTGAAAACAGCTCTGTATCATCAGCTATTGAAAAGTTATTAGAAGGTCAGGATTATTTACAAAAGATACATGATGATGCTTATAAAGCAGGATTTGACAAAGGGTGTGATGCAACTAAAAAAGTAGAAGAACTATGACATCAAATAAACCACAAGTCTACAGCGGAACCGGTTCCGCTGTAGACAACTATCAAAACCCAAAGAAACAACTCGAAACCATTTTAACTGGAGGTCGAAGCCACAGCAAAAGTAATTGGGGCTTGTTCGATAATAAAAATCAGCAACATAAAACAATTCTATCACAATTGCGAACACTTCAATGGGTTGTACCTAATGAAAAGTGGGGAGAAGTTCCAGACTTAAACAGGCTTAGCGAGTTTTTAAAGAGTGATAAATCACCAGTTAATAAGCCTTTAAATAGAATGGACGAAAAGGAGCTTTCAAAAATGATCAGTTGTTTTGAATCAATGGTAATTAAAAAATACAAATAATATGGATTACAAATATATCATACTCGCTATTCTTTGTCTTCTTTTTTTGTGGTTAGGATATAAGCTCGGAGGTTTTTTATCAAAGTTAGATGACTACGAAAATGACGATGAGGCCACTCATACATTAGATGACTTGTATTGCTTCGAATGTGAAATTGAAAAGCCAGTAAAAGAAAAAAACGGTCGGCTACAATGTTCAAATTGTGGTCTGAAACACTAAATGGAAAACTACAGCATCACGGAAGATTGTCCACATGAAGACACAAAAATCAGAGTACTCAATACCGCCTGCACCTGCGAAACTACAATACTCGTTTGTATCCAGTGTGGTGCTGAAATATCAGAACCTAAAACAGAATGTTAAGATGAAAGTAAATATAAAATTATCACCACAACAATTAAACGCATTGGTATTTCATTTTCCAAAACCTCCATTTACACCAGAGAAAAATAGAGAGATAAGAGTTGCCAGGTCAGTTTTGGAAAAAGTGTCTTTAAAAATGCAGAAAAAACAGTTGGAAACTAAACATGAAGCAACTCTTTTTTCCAAACCAAAAAAAGTATCGTTTAGCCTGGAATATTTTGAGGCTCATTACTTGGAAAAGTTTATTGAAGTAGCAGAAACCTTTCCAATGAACGATTATGATCGAAATGTGCTTAGGCTTATTAAGTCATCTTTAAATCAACAAATGGCATAATGGAACAACTAACAACCTATAGAGCCAAAGGCAAAGAAATAGGACTAGTATTCCTATTTAAATACGATCTAAACGGCAATTTAAAGCTCTTTGAAATTTCAGAAGGAGAATTGAATCTAAAGCAAATAAACTGGCTATTTTCAGAAAACTTCCCAGCTACTGAAATGATTGTGAAAACTATTTGGATGAAAGATGAAAAATACACAAAGGTTTTTGAAATCGACATGTCGCCTGCCGATTTAAGTTTTGAAGCATTGTGGAATATGTACGGTTACAAGGAGTCTCGAAAAGAAGCAGAACAGAAATTTAAGAAGCTAACAGAAGCTGAAAAGATTAAGTGTTTTATCCAGGTACCGAAATATTTAAAGAAACTTTCAAAGTCTACAATATCGCAAGCTTTATTGTCCTCATGGATACACAAACAGCGATTTAATGATGAATATTCCGAGCCAATAAGTACAAAAAATTTCAATCCAATAATACAGGATTTAGCCTGGAAAAAAACAAACAGAAAATAATCTAAAAATAAAAACAATGGGATTTATAAAACAAACATTCACAGGGATTATATGTGACAACTGTAAAGCACAGTTTAGAGAAACGGAAGATCACGCATTTTTCTTCGACGAAGACAATGCAAACGAAGAGGTGACATCTGAAGAATGGATCGTTGAAAAACAAAAGCATTATTGCGAGAAATGTCACTCTAGGGATGAAAACGACAATATTATTATTAACCAAGAAAGATTTAAAACAGAATAACTTTAAAAACAACTATAAAATGAGTGAAACATTAACAGCCGACAAAGGCAAAGTATTAACCGCTTACAACAAAGCAAAAGGCGGTAGAAAAGTGTTTTTAGAAAACCTTTTTGGAATCAAAATTTTTCAACCTAACATCATGGAACGAATTAAATCCTTTGATGATGTATGCAAAGAAATGGGCGTAAGTCCAAAAAAATACATCTGCGAAAGTGATGATCCTGACGATATCGCCGCAAATGCTATGCGTCAAGCATTATTAATCAGCCGTTGTTTTAATGCTGATACAAAAGAAGTATTAGACTGGGGCAATGGTAATCAATCAAAGTATTTACACTATTATCAGTATTCTCCCTCTTCGGGTTGGTCGTTGGACAGTGTCGATCACTGGCGCACGCATACGTTCTGCGGCTCCCGCCTGGCGTTCCTCGATCGCGAGCACGCACAATACGCTTGGAACACATTCAAAGAGATTTACATTAACCTTATTAAATAACAAAAATGGAATTAACAATAAACACAATTGAAAAGGCATTTATCGCTGAGGGATTAGATATTACATTAATGCCTGGTGTAGATCACTTGCAAAACGAAGACGACAAAGCTTCTATAATTAACAACTACAAAGCTGATGTAGTGATTAGAGCATTAAACAACGAAGGTCAGGACAAACCGTGGATTGCTGATTATTCAGATAGAGATCAGATAAAGTATGAGAACTGGTACGAGTATTCTCCCTCTTCGGGTTGGTCGTTGTACGATGTCGGTGTCTGGTACACGGTTACGATCTGCGGCTCCCGCCGTGTGTTCAGAACGAGAGCGATTGGCCGTTACTTCTGGGAAAACTTCTCTGATCTGATCAAAGAGATTCTATAAAATAAAAGGTTGTGCATTGAATGCTGTGGTTTTTGAGTCGTTCTCCCTCTTCGGGTTGGTCGTTGAACAATGTCGATAACTGGAACACGAATACGAACTGCAGCTCCCACCATGTAAAAAATATTATTCGGTGCAAACCCTGCCATCAGTGCAAAAAAACTCAATTTTTAACGGGTCGTTAGTATTCTGTTCTTGTCAAGAAAGCGACCCAATAATACAAAGGCTTTGAAAAGATACAACAATCTATATAGCGAAATAATTAGTATTGATAACCTGATGTTGGCTGATAAAAGAGCGCAGAAAGGTAAATCAAGACAAAAAGGTGTGATCATTCACAATAAGAATAAGGAAAGCAATATTTTGAAGCTTCACGAAATTTTGAAAAACAAAGATTACGTAACTTCAAATTATGCAACCTTTAAAGTGTATGAGCCGAAAGAAAGAATCGTTTCTAAATTACAGTTCTTTCCTGATCGTATTACACACCACGCTATCATGAATGTTTTGGAGCCCATATTTACAAAATTATTCACAACTGATACCTACAGTTCAATAAAAGGAAAAGGGATACATTCGGCTGCCAAAGCTGTTAAAAAAGCTTTGGCCGATGTGCCTGGAACAGCTTACTGCTTGAAGTTGGATATCACCAAATTTTATCCATCAATAAATCACCACATTTTAAAAAATCAACTTCGAAGAAAATTTAAAGACAATGATCTTTTGTGGCTACTGGATGAAATCATTGACAGTTCTGAAGGTATTCCAATTGGAAACTATCTCAGCCAATACTTTGCCAATTTCTACTTAACAGCATTTGACCACTGGATAAAAGAAACAAAAAAAGTAAAATATTACTTCAGATACGCGGATGATATTGTAATACTCACAGACAAAAAAAATGATTTACATATTCTTTTAAGTGAGATTAAACAGTATTTAAACGACAATTTAAAACTACAGGTTAAAGGAAATTACCAAGTTTTCCCAGTTTCAAAAAGAGGAATTGACTTTGTAGGTTATGTTTTCTACCACACCCATACACGACTTCGAAAAACAATCAAAAAACGTGCTGCAAAAGCATTTACCAAAAACAACAAAGCAGTTATAGCCGCCTATATGGGTTGGATTATGTACTGTGATTCTAATCACTTACTAAAAAAGATAAGCCCAAATGACCAAGTTCTCGGATTTAGGAATAGAAGTCGAAGTATTGCACTTCGCAGGAAAAAGTATAAAAATAGACGAAATATTGAATGTGTTAATCAAAGTCCACGGTTACAAAGTGGAACCGTCAAAGAAGAAAGCCAACTCAGATTATTTGACTTTACAAATTGAGATTGATCAGCGTAAAAGAGTTGTATTTACAGGCGCAACAATACTTATTCAAACAATAAAAAAAATACCACAAGATAAATTTCCATTCACCACAACAATTGTCAAACGCAACGAATATTTAGAATTCACTTAAAACTTAAAATTATGATATTAGGATTTAGCACACATTTAAATGGCAAACCAACTCATTTTATAGAAAAGATTTGGAAGGGATTAAAAGAGAATATTTCAAAGGAATTGAATATTCAACATGAGGCAAATATGTCACAGGAAGAGTTGACAACACC